TCATTCCTACTGTGCTATACTGTATATATACATTGAGATTACAAAGGAATTTATGTCATACATTGAACACCCTGCCGCATACGAAGCCGCTATCAAGCGCAACATCATAAACAATGCCACAAAAACGTTTTACAAAACGTATCCTGATGCTACCGATATCGTTCAATTCCTTGTTAACAATTCTGAGAGAAATTCTTTCTACTCAAACCTTCTTGGTGCGTTAAACACTTATGGTAAGTTGACAGAAAAACAAGTTCTTGCTGTACGCAAATCAATTTCTACACTTGCCGAACGTAAAGCACAATGGCAAGCACAAGCCGCAGAGAAAAACACAACCCGCACATTCATTGGCACCGAAAAGAAAAAGATTACTGTTACTTTAACAGTTAAAAAAGCAATTGTAGTTGATCGTCCTAAATTTTACTGGGCTGATTCTGGCACCAGTCTTCTCCGTATCTGCGAAGATGCTGATGGCAACGTAATTGTATTCAGCGGCAATGCAGATTTTCCTGCTGAAGGCGAGACTGCAACAATTACCGCTACAGTAAAAATGCACCGCTACTATAAACAAAACGACATTGAAGTGCCACAGACAGTTATCATCCGTCCAAAGACTGTTGCCATGGTACAACAACCAGTTGCAGAAACCGCTTGACATTTACTTTAGATTGAGTTAAGATACATACATGCTTAATACACAAATTTCAAAATCCACTCTAGCAAAGTTACTTGCTACAGAGAATATTTCGGTAGAGTATCGCAAGGTGCAAACTGCATCATTCGATATCGTGAATCGCCGTCTTACTCTTCCTATTATGAATGACACCACACCTGAAATGACAGACCTTTTGGTCGGGCATGAAGTGGGTCACGCATTAGACACACCACAATCATACGTTGAATCAGCTAAGGCTGGCGGTTCTGCATTTTCTACATTCTTGAATGTGATTGAAGATGCACGTATTGAACGTAAGATAAAAGACAGATATCCAGGTTTGCGTAAACCAATGGCTATCGCTTATCGTCAATTTACTGAACGTGACTTCTTTGGCATCAAAGGTCAAGATGTAAATGAATTTATGTTGATTGATAGAATCAATTTGCATTTTAAACTTGGTGCTATTGCAGGCATTAAATTCAATGCTGAAGAAATGCTGTATGTTAAAGAAGTTGAAACGGCAGATTCGTTTGAGCAAGTGAAAGATATCACCGAACGTTTGTATGATTTTTGCAAAGCAGAGTTAGAACAAAAACGTCAAGAGGCTAAAGAAGACTTTCAAAAACGCAAAGAGAATGGCGAATTTGATGATGAAGATTTTGATAATGAAGATGGCTTTGGTGATGATACTGAAGACTATGAAGATCAAGATCCAAGTAGTTCTGGTTCTAATGATGGCGAAGATGATGACGATTATGAATCAGAAGACCGCTTTGACAATGGGTATTCTAACGAACGCACGTTTGAAGATACCATGCCTAATGAGTTGAAGGTGTATGGTGACGAAGTTAAATCTGTAACGGATGAAAAATTTCAAGAAGCATTGAAAGGTCTCGCAGAAACAAAAGAAATTAATGTTGGTAAGATTGCTAGTCAAAAGAAAATCTATTTGAAAGATTATATTGTTCCTTTCAAAGAGTTACAATTCTTTGACGAATCATTTTATGATACTGAAGAATTAGAACCGCATGAGCGTTATGATGCTAGTCTATTGACTAAATTTGAATCCAAGAATAAGAATGCTATTGCATATCTTATAAAAGAATTTGAAATGAAAAAGAAAGCGGCTGAGTTGCGCCGTGTAACAGTTTCCGATACTGGTACACTTGACACTAACAAATTGCATACTTACAAATTCAATGACGATATCTTCCGTAAGATTGGTGCCGTTGCTGATGGTAAGAATCACGGCATTGTAATGTTCATTGACTGGTCTGGTTCAATGGCTGACAATATGTCTGGTACAATTGAACAGTTAATTACAATGTCAACGTTCTGCCGTAAAGTGAATATTCCGTTTGATGTTTATGCTTTCAGTACTCAATATCCAAAGAAACTGAAAGATATGCCAGTTGATTCTTCTGTAGATATTAAAGAAAATCAATTAGACATTGACTATTTTTCTTTGTTGAACATTTTGTCTAGCAGTATGAAAAATCAAACGTATCGCAAATTTGCAAATGATTTGTTGAATGTCGCAGAAGCATATGAGCCTTACTCGCATCATCGTAGACACAATAAATCAAGTTACATCAAAAATGGTATGGGTCTCGGCGGCACTCCGTTGAACGCAACAATTCAAGTAGCATCTAATGTTGTGAATGATTTCCGTAAACGTACTCGCTCTGAAATTGTGAATGTTATCTTTTTGACTGATGGCGAAGACAGTACCACATTGTGGACCACATCCGCCGATCACCGTGGTACTAGAATCGGACCTTCTGACTATCGTTCAGTATCTTATATTGAAGATGAAGATTCTGCAAAAACTTATCGTGTAAGTGACAAAGGTGTAACGCCAACGTTATTGCAAATTCTAAAAGATCGTACTGGTTGCAATTTGATTGGATTCTACATTCTGCCAAAAAGCAAACGATACTTTCAAAATGCAATGTCACGTTTCAACATGATAATGACAGACGATGGTTACAAACAATTCCGTAATGAAAAGTTTTTCTCTGTCAACGGATATGGCTACTCAGAATATTTTCTGATTCCTGGTGGTGAAGATTTGTCTACCGAAGATGATTCGCTATCAGACATTCTTGGTGAATCCAAAGATGTTTCCGCACGTAAGTTGAAAGGTGCATTCTTAAAGATGAACCAAAACCGTTTGACCAATCGTGTTCTTCTCTCTAAGGTAATCAAGGAAATTGCTTGATGTTGTGTAAAAACAACAGTCAAAGTAACCCTTGACTTGCCATAAATATTCTGTTATACTAAGTATTGAAATTGATTTTTAACTGAAAGGCAAATTATATTATGATTACGCAAAGTGAAAAAGTTGCATTCGTTACCGAAGCCGCAAAACGTTTTGGTGCTATTGTGACCCGCCAACAATTGGTGACACTTTCTGAAGAGACTGGCGGTAAACGTCAGTTCTGGCTTGAAGCCGACCAGTACCGAGTTGGACGTGGCAAGTATCAATTGCCTCTCCAAGAATTTAATGTTAACATGGCTGGACTTGCACTAGTCAAATCTAATCCAGTTTCTTCCATGCCAATTACTGAACCCATTATGGCTCCTGTTGCAAAAGCAATTGCAAAAATGTCATCCGTTGCACGTATGCAAGAGGGTGCAATTATTCCTAAAGTGAATTCGCTGTATGTTCCTTTTGGATTCTTTGACAACATGAAACGTATTGTTGCATCAAAGAAATTTTATCCAGTATTTGTTTCTGGTCTCTCTGGCAACGGCAAGACTTTTATGGTTGAACAAGCATGTGCCCAATTGAAAGTTGAATGTCTCCGTGTGAATATTTCACCTGAGACTGATGAAGATGATTTGATTGGTGGCTTCCGTTTGATTGATGGAGAGACAAAGTGGTTTGATGGTCCAGTTGTTCAAGCAATGAAGTCTGGTGCTGTTTTGATTCTTGATGAAATTGATCGTGGTTCAAATAAACTAATGTGCTTGCAAGGTGTACTTGAAGGCAAAGGTTTGTTCGTTAAGAAAACTGGTGAATTTGTTGAACCAGTTTCTGGCTTCAATATTATCGCTACTGCAAACACCAAAGGTAAAGGTGATGAGACTGGTCGCTACATGGCGGCAACAATTCTTGATGATGCGTTCCTTGAGCGTTTCCCAATTACAGTTGAACAGGAATATCCTGACACTAAAGTTGAAACTAAGATTTTGACTAAGTTGTTCGCAAGCCTTGGTATCAATGACAAAGAGTTTGCAGAAAATCTTGTGAAGTGGGCTGATATCATTCGTAAAACATTTGAAGAAGGTGCAATTGACGAATTGATTTCCACTCGCCGTTTGTCTCACATTGCCGAAGCATACACTATCTTCAATGATAAGATGGAAGCAATCAAGTACTGTATCAATCGTTTTGATGGTGAAACAAAGACTGCATTTCTTGACTTGTACAGCAAAATTGATGCTGGTATTGATCCGACTGCCGAAGTGAAACCTAATCTAGATGGAGACACCGATCATTAATCCAAACATTTCTTTCTAATCTCCTTGGCACAAGTGAACTGTGCCTTTAGAGGCTACTTGACGTAGCCTCTTTTTTTATATATAATAGTGTAGATTAATTTAACAATATGGAGAAATTATGCAATTTGAAATTGATATTGAAAAACTGAGAACTAAAAAACTGTTTATTGCAACACCGATGTATGGCGGACAATGCCACGGGTCTTACACTAAAGCAATTTCCGACTTAATGGTATTATGCACAAAGTATGGTATTGAAGCAAAACTATTTTTTATCTTTAATGAATCACTAGTGCAACGTGCTAGAAATTATTTGACAGATGAATTTGTGCGTAGTGGTTATGACTTAATGCTGTTTATTGATAGTGACATTCATTTTGAAGCACAGGACATTTTTGTTATGATGCATCATGCAATTGAACGTGATGATATGGATGTCATTTGTGGACCATATCCAAAAAAAGCAATTTCTTGGGAAAAAATTAAATCGGCAGTAGACAAAGGCTTTGCAGACGAAAATCCAAATCAATTGGAAGAGTTTGTTGGTGACTTTGTTTTTAATCCAACAGATAATCAAAATTCATTCCGAGTTGATGAGCCAGTTGAAGTGAAAGAATCTGGAACTGGATTTATGATGATTAAACGTAGCGCATTAGAGAAATTTGATAAAGCATTTCCAATGCAAAGCTACAAACCGGATCACGCACGTACAGTAAACTTTGATGGTAGCAGAGAAATTATGGCATACTTTGATTGTGTTATTTGTCCAGACACAAAACGATATCTTTCTGAAGACTATATGTTCTGTCAATGGATGCGTAAAGCTGGTGGAAAGATTTGGTTACTTCCATGGTTGCGTTTGAAACATGCAGGTAGTTATATCTTTGGTGGTTCGTTAGCCGCATTAGCCGCCATCAATGCGTCTCCAACAGCGGGCAATAATGTTCCAAAGAAAGATAACGCCTTAAAATGATTGACTATCGTTATAATGAAGATAAGACTTTGTGGGAGCTGAAGTCTTACATTGATTCAACATACGAACAACATTATTCCCGTGACAAATTTCAAGCAACAGAATTCATCATTGATGGTGGACATGGTGAAGGATTCTGTATTGGAAACGTGCTGAAATATGCACAAAGGTATGGCAAGAAAGATGGAAGAAATCGTAAAGACTTGCTAAAAATTTTACACTATGCTATAATCATGCTACACGTACATGACTTGAATGAAGGAAAACAAAATGAAATTAAGTGAATCGACAATTAACGTTCTTAAAAACTTTGCAACCATTAATGCTGGTATGCAATTCAAAGAAGGCTCTGTAGTACGAACTATCTCCAAAGGACAGAACGTACTCGGTAAAGCTACAGTAACAGAAAACTTTGAGAAAGATTTTGTCATCTATGACCTGAATCGATTTCTTTCTCTTTGCAGTTCTCTAACTGATCCCGAGATTGTTATCAATACTGATGCAAATAATCTTACAGTTAAATCTGGCACATCCAAAACTACATACGGACTTGCAGATGAATCTATGATTGTAGCACCGCCTGCAAAAGAGTTAAAGATTGAAAACTCCGAAGTGAATTTTAGACTGACAAAAGACGATATGAATCAAGTATTGAAGTTGTCTGGTATCTTGGGTCTTCCAAACATTGCTGTTGTTGGTGATGGTGAAAGTGTTTCTATCTCTGCACTAGATGTTAAAAATAATGAGTCTGATAACTTCTCAATCAGAGTTGGTGAAACTTCATCTAATTTCAAAATGATTTTCAATACAGAAAATCTCAAGATGGTTCCTGGTAATTATGATGTTGCAATTTCATCTAAAGGCATCTCACACTTCAAACATGTGACTGACCAAATTGAATATTGGATTGCTACTGAAGCTGGCTCTAAGTACGAAGGTTAATATAATGAGTAACGTGATTGTTCCGTCTTCTCCAGAAGACCGCAAAAAGATTCTGGATGCACTTGTCGAAATTTCAAACTCACTCACTCGCATTGAAGCAGAACGTGATTTAATTAAAGACATTCTTACTAGCGTAGAAGATAAATTTGAGTTGCCTAAAAAGTACACTCGCAAACTTGCAAAGATTTATCATAAACAAAACTTCACCGAAGTTCAACAAGAACAAGATGACGTTGAGTCTCTTTATGAGAGTGTGGCTAAGTAACACTCGCTTGCATTCTAACATTGTTTATGTTAGAATATATTTTTATGTTATGATAAGGTGAACACACATGCTACAAGATTTCTTGTGGGTCGAAAAGTATCGACCAAAAACTGTTGAAGATACAATTCTTCCAGCAGACTTAAAGGCTACGTTCCAACAATTCGTTGAGCAAAAGAACGTACCCAATCTAATTCTTACAGGCGGTCCTGGTGTAGGTAAAACTACTATCGCAAAGGCTATGCTTGACGAACTTGGATGTAATTATATTGTTATCAATGGATCAATGAACGGCAACATTGATACACTACGCAATGAAATTAAAAACTTTGCATCAACCGTTTCCTTTTCTGGTGGAAGAAAATATGTCATACTTGATGAGGCTGATTACCTTAACCCTCAATCTACTCAACCCGCACTCAGGAACTTCATGGAAGAGTTTTCTGCTAACTGTGGTTTTATCCTTACTTGCAACTTTCTCAATCGTATCATCGCCCCTCTTCACAGCCGATGTTCTGTTGTACAATTTAAGATAAACAATTCAGACAAGCCAAAACTTGCTGGTCGTTTTATGAAACGTATGACTGGCATTCTACAAAAAGAAAATGTAGAATTTGAAGAGAAGGTTGTTGCTGAACTTATTATGAAACACTTTCCTGATTGGAGGCGTGTTCTTAATGAATTGCAACGCTACTCTGCTACAGGTAAGATTGATACTGGAATTCTAGCAAATATCTCAAGTGACAATTTCAAGACATTAGTTGAAAGATTGAAAGCAAAAGACTTCACAGGTATGCGTAAGTGGGTTGCAGATAATCTAGACAATGAACCATCAGTACTATTCAAAAGAATTTTTGATAACAGCAACGAATGCTTGAAGCCTGATTCTGTTCCACGCATAGTTCTATTGCTTGCGGATTATCAATACAAGTCTGCATTTGTGGTAGATCAAGAAATTAACTTTGTCGCTTTCTTGACTGAAGTGATGGTTGACTGTGAATTCAAATGACACCGTTTGACTACCTAAACGCTATCAATCAATCAAAAGAAAACATGATGGTTGGTACCGACAATGATGACTTAGCCGAAAAAACGTACAATGCGTACATCGTTAATAAAGGACTATCTTACTTTTCAGACACAATCTTATATGCAAATGAGATGAACAGCCGTCATCTTTTAGACAACAAACCACAATTTCTCTATTTACTAAATACCATCAGACCACGAAAAAGGTTCAGCAAATGGTTTAAAAATGAAGTATTAGAGGATATTAATGTGATTTCAGAATATTTTGGCTATAGTTATACTAAAGCTAAACAAGTACATAATCTCATAACCTCCGACCAACTTAAAATCATGCGACAAAAACTAGAAAAAGGTGGATTGAAGTCTAAGGAGAAAAAAAATGGCGGTGAACATTGAAGATTTATTGGAAATAAAATTAAAACAAGAGGATGATTTTTTAAAAGTAAAAGAAACATTGACACGTATTGGAGTTGCATCCCGAAAGGATAAAACGTTATATCAATCATGTCATATTTTACACAAAAAAGGAAAATACTACATTGTACATTTTAAAGAATTGTTTGCATTAGATGGCAAACCAACTGATTTTGAAGAAAACGATTTAGCAAGACGTAATACTATAGGTAAACTATTGGCTGAATGGGGTTTAATTGAAATTGTTCCTAAGGCAACAAATATCGAACAGCCTATAGCACCATTGTCTCAGATCAAAATTATATCTTACAAAGAAAAAGACGAATGGCTTTTAACTGCTAAATATAATATCGGAAGCAAAAAAAGAGAAATAGAATAAAATGGAAGAACTAGTACAATCACTCAAAGTATCTTTGGCGAATCACTATGCATTTTATTTGAAGGCACATTACTACCATTGGAACGTAACTGGTCCTAACTTTCCGCAGTATCACGATTTCTTAGAAAACATTTATACTGAAGTGTATGGTGTTGTTGATAAAATTGCAGAAGAGATTCGAACATTGGATTCATATGCGCCAGGAAGTTTTAATCGCTTCATTCAGTTATCACAAATTCAAGGTGACGAAACTGTGCCACCAGCAGAAGTGATGTTGCAAAGATTATTAGAAGACATTCCAGTAATGTTGACAAGCATTGAACGTGTATATGAATTGGCAGAAGAAAATCACGCACATCATTTGAGTAACTTCATGGCTGAACGTCAAGATGCATTTGGTAAACACGCATGGATGATTAGGTCAACCTTAAAGACTTGACAAACGTTATATATTATGAGATAATGTTATCTCAAGACAAATTAGGAAACTATATGAAATCTATTAAAGCATTGACAGCAGTAGCATTGACTACTTTCTCCCTAGTTGCCGTTGCTTGCGACAAACCAGCAGAAAAGAAACCTGCTGACAAACCTGCAACAACAGCACCAGCACCTGCCCCTACAGCAGACTCTAAAGATAAACCACGTCCCAAAGTGATTACTCCAAAAGAGAAAGCCGAAAAAGCAGAGGCTAAAAAAGCAGAAGCTAATAAAGCGGAAGCTAAAACAGACGCTAAGAAATAATTCTTAGTAAATTTTTTATCATTAATTGATGAGGTATATAAAATGGCATTTGTAAATTCTAGCAAAACACAGACAGAACTCTTGGTATCGTACTTGCGTGGTACTGGTCGTGGAATCTCTGCACCCCAAGCAAGGTCTTTGTTTGGCGTTAAAAACCTTCGTGCCCGTATGAGCGACTTGCGCCAAATCGGCTACAAGGTTCGTACAGCAACGAACACAGAAGGTAACACAACTTATTTTGTTTCACGCAGAATGATTGGCCAGGCTTAATTTGTTATAAATAAACGTATCTCAGGGATGGGAACGTTAATGGCTCTTCTACCTTAGGAGCGTCTAACGCTGGTACAACGTTATGGTACCCCTGTATTCAGTAAGCAGGATTTTAATGATACGCCTTCGGGGTATCAATTTTTTAAACTCGCTTAATAGGAGAAAACTATGTTACAAAACATAAACACAGCTATTGATTCATTTCAAAACGCAAAAACGCAATTCGTCAAAACATTCGTCAAGAATGAAGAACTTGCAAAACCCCTCAATACATTCATTGAAGCGCAAACACTTTACGCAAAAGCTGTTGCAGTAGAAGTCAATAAGTTTTTTACAACTCTTGGCATGTCTGCATATACTTTTGACGCTAAAAAAGCGTTTTCAAAAACTAAGTAAGAGGAGATACAATATGGGACACACACCAATTCCCGCTATCTTTGGCGGTCCAGGTTTCAAAGACTTTGATAAATTTTTTGTTGGCTTTGATGACCAATTCAATCGTCTAGCAAAAATACATGATGACGTTACTAAGAATATTCCTAACTATCCACCTTACAACATTCGCAAGACTGGTGACAATACTTACGTCATTGAAATTGCTGTTGCTGGTTTTGGTAAACAAGAAATCGATATCACATTTGAAGACAACAAACTAATTGTTGCTGGTAGTACAAAAGATGATGGAGACAATTTCTTGTTCAGAGGAATTGCTAATCGTGCGTTCACTCGCACATTTGCACTTGATGACCAAATTGAAATTCAAGATGCCGCTTTGATTAATGGCATGTTGAAGATTGCTTTGGAACGAATCATTCCAGAACACAAGAAGCCTAAGAAGATTGAAGTTAAGGATGCTGAGTCTAAAACTAAAAAATCTACTAAGCAATTTTTGACTGAGGATGATGTGTTATGAAATCAGTAAAAAAATTCTTCATGGCAATTCTTGAAGCAATTCAAGATGCAAAGAAACACAAAGCAGAACGTTTTAAATAACACTATGGGTGCCGCAATGGCACCCATTTTTAATTATAGGATATAAAATGGCAAATTTGAGAATTTTAAAATTGACAACTGGTGAAGAACTTGTCGGCGACATTGTAGAAGAAACTCCAGAAAAATATCGTGTAGAGAACCCATGTGTTCTCGGTATTGCAATGGGACCAAATGGAAAAGCAAGCCTTCAAATGCAACCCCTCCTAATCTTCTCAGAACAAAAAGTAGTAGAGTTTAATCCCAACCACGTAATTTACAACGTATCAGTTGCACAAGAGATAAAAAGCAAGTATAATGAGATATACGGCTCAGGCATAGTTATGCCTAAGACACAATCTATTATTATTTAATCAAATGAACTCATTATTTTTTCCAACAACCATTATTGATGGATTCTTAGACAATCCGGAAACTGTTCGGGAATATGGATTAGGATTAGAATATACGACAGAGCCTAGTTTTATGAGACCAGGAAAAAGAAGTGATTATATTCATAAATTAAATCCTGAATTTCACGATAGATATATTAATAGAATGCTATCCATATTTTATGATGACACAACTAACATAAAAACTGCGGCATATAGTAACTATGACTTAATTGATGGTAGATATGGAACTGATGGTAGTTGGTTACATACTGATATGTCAAAAAGTAATTCTGGTAATGTTATTATGGTGACTGCAATTTTATTTTTGAATAAGAGTCCTGGAGCGGGTCTTGGAGTTTTTGATGTTAATGATTTGGAGTATTTTAATAAGGGAAAAGATTTTCATTTCAATAAGCGTAGAGATGCGATAAAAAATTTAGATATTCCGGAATATAGAAAAGCACATAATGAATATTTTGATGAGAATATTTTTGTTAAGGGAAAATTCAACAGATTAGTTCTTTTTGATGCTAGAGTTTGGCATGGTGCATTAGGATATTATGGAACAAATGATGATGACACACGAATGACGATAGTAACACAATTACATTCCGTACTGGCAACAGATTCTTCAGGACGTTCAGTTAGTCTTCCAATTCCTAGATCAAAAAGGTCGTCTGAAATTTGACACAATATCAGAAAAGAGATATAATTACATAATGAAATTTTACACACACTTCTCTAAACTCGGCAACAACATTCTTGTTCGTGGAT